ACAGGTCTTCCCGCTGATCGCGCCCTACATCGATGGCATCGTCCACCTCGTCCCCGGCGACCACGTCACGCGCTGGTACGGCCAGTTCGCGCCGGCGGCCTACACCGAGCTCGGCTGGTCGCCGCAGATCATGCGGAAGCCGAACCCGCCGATCGCCGTCAAGAACAAGGACGGCGTCGTCCAGAAGATCATCACGGAGCCGGACTACGAGTTCGGCTTCTTCGGCTCGCTGACGCCGCGCCGGCACAAGCTGCTGAAAAAGCTCGCCAAGAGGGTCACCAACAATCCGAAGGCGATCGTTACGGTGATCGACTTCGCGGACAGGACCAGCCGCGACAACGAGATGCGGCGCGCCAAGGTGATTCTGCAGCTCCGCAAGTTCGACGAGATGGGGCTGGTCTCCTCGAGTCGCTGCAACACGGCGCTGGCCATCGGCCGGCCGGTGATCGCGGAGCCCCACGACCTTGCCTACCCGTGGAGCGACGTCGTCCGCTTCTCGAAGACGCAGGAGTCGTTCTTCGACGAGGCGATGGCGGTGCGCGCGATGTGGCGCGGCGTCTACCAGTCGCAGCTCGCCAAGTTCAGGTCGACCTTCCCGCCGGAGGCCTGCATCGGCCGCGCGCTGGAGCAGCTCGGCATCGGCCAGGAGGCGCGGAGGATGGCGTCGTAAAAAGCGCGCGCTTGCTTCTGCTTAACAGGGACCATAATGACAGACCGATACATCACGCCGTGTCCGCTGCCGACGCCTTATGAGCGCGAGCTTTTGACGATCCTCATTGAGGAATGCGCGGAAGTACAAAAGCGGGCCACAAAGCTACTGCGATTTGGCCGCGATGAAATACAGCCCGGATTGACCCGGACGAATGCCTATCGCCTAGCGGAAGAAATTGGCGACCTGCGCACGATGCTAACACTGGCCGAAGAAGCTGGGCTATCGCCAACAATAGCCTTGATCGACTTACGCCGAAAGAAGCTGGCACAGCTTGCGCGCTACATGCAAACAGAGCCGCCACACCCAGACGCGGAACACGCGCCCCAAGCGCAGGACGTGTTGTGAGCGCGGCTATGATCCTTGCCCTTTCTCCGGTTTGGGCTTTCATTCTGTTTGTCGTGGCTCCAACTATAATCGCCGCACTCAGAGAAGCCGACTAACTGAGGTAAAACATGCCGGCTACTAAGAAGCCGAAACCCTTCCCCACCGAGGCCGCCCTCTGCGCGGCCTTCATCGCCGCGATCGGTCTGGATTGGATCGCATACGCAGAGACGGGGAATTGGGATGTCCTGCTGGTACGCAAGGTCGACGGCTTCCAGATCGGCGTACAGGCCAAGCTGCGGTTCGGCGTCGACGTCATCAACCAAGCGATCGAGGGCGGCTGGAGCTATACCGTCGCCGGCCCGAACCCCGACTGCCGCGCCGTCCTGGTGCCGGAAGCGGAAGACAAGGGATTCGGCAAGATATGCGACTACCTCGGCCTCAACGTCATCAAGGTCGGCGCTGTCGGCGGGGGCTGGACGTTTCGCCCGAGACTTCCGACACGCGGCGACAGATACAGCGAGGGAGATTGGCACGAGACCGCGACGGTTCAGCGCCACCGGCTCCCGGAATATGTGCCGGACGTCGCCGCCGGCGCGCCGTCCCCGCTCCAGCTTACCGACTGGAAGATCAAGGCGATCAAGCTCGCCGTCACGCTCGAGCTGCGGAAACATCTGACCCGCCGCGACTTCGCGCACCACCGCGTCGACCACCGCCGTTGGGTAGTGCAGGGCTGGCTCAAGGTCGAGGACGGCCGCTACGTGAAGGATAAACACTTCCCCAGCTTCAAGCGCCAGCACCCGGTAGTCTACAAGCAGATACGTGCCGACGCGCCGAAGTGGCTGCCGAAGACGCTGCTGGAGCCCCAACCGCAGGCGGCGATGCTGTGAGCGCGAAGATCATCAAGTTCAAGCCGCGGCCGACCCCGGCGTCCTACAAGCGCCCGGCGCCGCCGAAGAAGAAAGCGGCGCCGCGGCTTACCGAGAGCGTGCGGGCGCTACGCGCGTTGCAGCACGAAACGGACGTATTCGAATCCTGCATGTTGTGGCTCGGCCAGATCGCGCAGCGCGGCGTTGATCCCCGAGCACTGGAGGCGATGATTGACGACGTCTTCGACGATTACTTTGACAACCTCGACGCCTCGGTCGAGATGATCGAAGAGTTCGCGGCGGCTTGGCGCCGGCGCATGATGCGTGGCAAGAAGCCGAGGCCAGTACGATGAGGCTGATTCGGCCGGCATCTACGCCAGGGGACGTGGCGCGGGACGTGCTGGCGGCGTAGGATTGGGAATCAAGTTTTTCAAAGGGGCCAAATGACCGTCACTACCGTCCTCGTCTGGGTCATCTGCGCGATGCACGCTGGCGGCTGCGTCGCGACGGCCGGAAGCCCGGCGAGAACCCACTCCTACCGTACGCTGGTCGCCTGCCTCGACGCCGCGCACGCCGAGATGCGCGGGGCGACCGAGGTCCTGTCCTGCAAGCCGCGTACCGAGCTGCTCTTCGAGTTCGAGTGGGCGGACGAGCCCGGCGCCAAGGGCACAGGCCAGCCGATATGACCGAGCCGCACCTGCGCCACATCGATCCGTTGCTCGGCACGCCCGTCGCCGAAGAGATACTGGAGATCGAGACGACGACCAAGCTGACCGGCGAACTGGCCGAACGCTTGGTCGCGCAGGCGGCGGCCGAGGGCAAGACGCCCGTCGACATGATGGCCGACATCGTCGAGCGCGGGCTCAAGGGACCGTCGGGACGCGAGCTTCAGGCGCAACGGGCGGAGCAGCGCGACCGGCAGGCGTTGGAGATCAGGGCGCTTCGAAACGAAATAGCCGACTTGCGGAAGCGCCTTGAGACGCGAGCTGATGACCGCCGCGTAGCCGCGCTCCAGCGCGAACTCGACGAGATGACCGGCAAGCTGCGCGCGGCCTTGCAGCGGCGCAACGAGCGCGCCCTGACGTTTGCGCCAGACATTGAGCAGTTCCTGAAGTCCGAGGCGCACGATCGCAAGATGACCGTAGAGGTACTCCTGCAGGTGATCATCGAGGCCGTCGTAGAGGACAAGTTGTTCGCGGCGGTGCTCGACAACTGAAATTTCCGTTGCGAATCCGCCCGACCTGTGCGATGAACGGCGGGCTAGAAGGGCTTGCCCCCTTTGTTTGCGACATCAGTAGCGGACGCCCCTCCGCGATGAGAAGCGCCGCCGACGGCTCCCCGCCGCCGGCGGTTTCCTTTTGCGCGGCGCCCCGCTAAAGTAGCGACGATAAGCTCCGAAGATAGCCGCACCTGATGCCGCAGAGATCACAGCCGGGAGAACGCCGCGGCGGCCGCCAGAAGGGCACGCCCAACAAGGCGACCGTCGCCAAGCTGCTCGACGCGAAGGTCGCCGAGAAGGTCGAGGCCATCATTGAGGCCAACCCGAAGCTCCGCGACGCCGCGCTCCAGCCGGTAACGCGGCGGGTGCGGGCCAAGGACGAGCTCATCGACCTGATCCCGGTCGTCAAGGGCCACGTCGCGCAGTTCCAGCAGGTGGCGCTGACGATGGCGCCGGGGACCGACGCCTTCAGCCCGGCGATGTGGGACCGCTATGAGCGCTGGCTGCAGCTGCTGCACAAGGTCTGCGACAGCGCGGCCGACTTCCAGGACCCGCGCCTGAAGGCGCAGCTTTACGTTCCGCCGCCGCCGGACATGCCGGTCCATCAAGACGGCCCGCAGAAGGTCGTGCGCCTCGGCAGCGCCACGGCGGCGTCGCGGGCCTACCAGCAGTTCATGCTGGCGCCTCGGCAGAAGGTGTTGCCGCCGCCGTCGAAGAGGAGCGCGTAATGGCGCCGAACGAGATCATGATGAATCTTGGGCTGCAGATCGGCTGGCGCGCGAAGGCGCTGCTGCGCTGGTATGGCTTCCTGCACCGGCTCGGGTTCAAGGTCGACGTTGAACGGGCTGCAGAGCGCATCGCGGCGCAGATGCTCATCAAAGTTGACGGCAAATCTACAGGCAAGCTCGGGCGCCGGCGGGCGCAGTGACGTGGATTGGAAAAACCCCGATTATGAGGAAATCTTCTGGCAGCGCCGCCAATCGCTCGAGCTGCTGCGCGCGCAGGTCGACAAGGAGATCGCCGCCGGGGCGACGCGCACCACGCTCGACGACCTCAAGGATCACTACCGCGAGCATCCGGCGGACTTCATAAGCGACTTCGGGGTAACCTTCGACCCCCGCAACGCCGACATCGGCCTGCCGACGGTGATCCCGTTCGTGTTGTTCGACCGGCAGCGGGAATGGGTGGACTGGGTCATCGGACACTGGCGCGCCCGGCAGCGCGGGCTGACGGAGAAGTCGCGCGACATGGGCCTGTCCTGGCTCTCCACCGCGCTCGGCTGCACGCTCTGCATCTTCAACGACAGCCTCGCCATCGGCTACGGCTCCCGCCTCGTCGACTACGTAGACAAGCTCGACACGATGAAGCCGCTGCTGCCGAAGGCGCGGATGTTCATGAAGTACCTGCCGGAGGAGTTCCGCGCCGGATGGGTCGAGCAGCGCGACGCCCCCTACATGCGGCTGATGTTCCCGGAGACCGGCTCGATCATCATCGGCGAGGGCGGCGACCAGATCGGACGGGGCGATCGTGAGTCGATCTATTTCGTCGACGAAGCATCCTACCTGGAGAACGCGGAAAGCGTAGAGCACGCGCTTTCGTTCACGACCAACTGCCGCATCGACCTGTCGTCGGTGAACGGGCGCAACAACAAGTTCGCGGAAAACCGCTGGAGCGGCAAGATCGACGTTTTTTTGTTCCACTGGCGCGACGACCCGAGGAAGGACCAGGAGTGGTACGACAAGCTGCCGCTCCCGGAGGATCAGGGCGGCAAGGGCATGGACCCGGTCACGATCGCGCAGGAGGTCGACTGCAATTACTCCGCGTCGGTCGAGGGCATCGTCATTCCGGGCGTGTGGGTGGAGAGCGCGATCGACGCCCATGTAAGGCTGAACGTCGAACTCACCGGCGCACGGGGCATGTCGCTCGACGTGGCCGACGAGGGCATCGACAAGAACGCGATCTGCCGGTCGCGCGGCATCCTGATCGAGGGCAGCGAGGAGTGGAGCGGCAAGGGCGCCGACATCTTCGACACCGTGCAGCGGGCGTTCGACTTCTGCGACCTGCACGGATACCCGGCCTTCGACTACGATTCGGACGGGCTCGGCGCCGGGGTACGCGGCGACGCCCGCGTCATCAACGAGAACCGCCGCGCCCTCGGCGCCAAGCCGATCTACGCCGTCGGCTTCCGCAGCTCGGAGGGCGTGGTCGACCCGGACGGTATCGTCGACGGCACCATCGGCCGCGACGGCGACAAAGGTCGGTTGAACAAGGACTATTTCTTGAACCGCAAGGCGCAGGGCTGGTGGGCGCTGCGGCGGCGGTTCCAGAAGACGCACCGATGGATAGTCGACGGCGTCAAATGTTCGCCGGACGAGATCGTCTCGATCTCCTCGAAGTGCCCGAACCACAGGAAACTGGTCGCCGAGCTCAGCCAGCCGACGTTCGCCCCGAACGGGGTCGGCAAGATGGTGATCAACAAGAAGCCGCCGAAGACGAAGAGCCCCAACCTGGCGGACGCCTGCATGATCCGCTTCGCCCCGAAGGACGCGCCGCCGGCGGAGTATACGCAGGAGCTCGTCGCGCTGATCCGGCAGCGCGGCATGCGCCGCCGGCGGGGGCGTTGACGGCGGTTGAATTTCGGAGCACGGAAGGAATCAAGTTTTTCAAGTGGAGGAAAATCCCCCCATGGTACCGAGGCTGCTCGTCGGCGTAGCCGGCATGGCCGCAGGCGCGATCATGGGGGTCGCCGCTGCCGTCCTGCTGCCGGGCCCTCCAGACGTCGTTCCGATCCCGCCGCAGCAGAAGCTGGTCTGGGGCTGGGAGATGTACGGCGGCTACTGGGCCGAGGGAACCGACGGGCGGTTCGAGACGCTGGAGGCGTGCAAGGCCGCGGTCATGGAGCGGGTCGCTCAGGGCGACGCGCCCCCGAAGCCGCACGAGGTCCGCTTCTCCCGCATCAACCGCGCCAGCTGCATCCGGTATTCCGGCTACGAGGGCTACATGGGCCAATGGGACTGGACCGGCGGGACCGTACTGGAGCGCGTGTGGGTCTTCGAGCGGCCGCCGCCGGTCAGGGAAACCCCGACATGACGCGCAAGCCAGCGACTACCGAGCAGATCGAGAACCGGATCATCTGGACGGTCGGCATCTTCGCGGTCGCGTTCTTCGGCGGCGTCGGCTACGTCGCCTTCCACTTCATCTACAAGTTCTGGTGAGCGCAAATGATGGTACAGATCAAGGCCGAGTTGCCCGACGAGCTGGCGCAAGCATGGCTGCAACACATCAGGGATTTCGACGCCGCAAATCCCGGATGTCACTTCCAGATCACCGCATTCTCGGCGGAAATACGCACCGACGAGATGGCGCGGATTCTCGAAAGCCTGGACCCGCCGTTCGCTTCGGGCGTCCAAGTCTTCCGAAAGCAATGAGCCAAAAAATGAGAGAAAAACTCGACGCGATGAGAGTAAATCCAAACCCGCGCGTGGTAGCGTTATTGGACTATGCGCTTGACCAGATCATCCCCAAGCTGTCGACACCCTTTTATCAAGAGCATTCCGGAAAATGGCTCGAATGGGCTGCGGAATGGAGGGCCGGGCAGCGGTCGCCTGGGCGATGCGTGGCCGTTTCGCATTGGTGCTTCGATCACAAAGGCTGGGGAATCGGCGGGCAGGAAACGGACCCGGTCTCGCATTGCCTTGGGCAACTGGCCTGGGGCGCGAAAGAGGCCTGCTACAGCACCCCTACGAGCGGCTGGCTTGTCATCCGATATATCGCCGATGCGATGGTCGCTTTTGGCGTCGCCTTCCCGGAGGAAGGCCTAAAGGCGCTGGAGCCCCCAACCCTTGACCTTGAAGGCAGCCGTTCTTGCGTCGAAGCATTCAATGGCCTCCCCAAGATCGCGGAGAGTTTCCCGTGAAACATTTGTCCGGCTGGACCTGGAGCGCGATCTTCCGCCTGATTCTCGCGATGGCCGCCCTCGGCGTCATCGCCGCGATGGTCCACTCCCACGAGCCGCAAAGGGAGTGCCGGAACACGATCAACGGCAACCCGTGCGGCGCGGTTGCAGGACGTATGTCGGGAGAACCATGATGTCAGTTCCCTATCTTTCAATCGAAGAACGTCGCGCGGTTTGTCTGGATCATGGCCGCAGCGTTAGAACGGTTGCCGTGAATTGCGTGGGATGCGGGCTTTTTATCAGGAAGCCCTACAAGCACGAGGCGTCAGACGTGGAGATTGCAAATCGTTGCTTCCCCGGCTGGCAGGTCAAGAATGTTAGGGGCGCAAAACGAACGCTCTGCCCGAAATGCAAAGCCGACTAACCGCCGACGAGCCGCCAGCGTGACAGCGGCCCGCTTTGCTGGTACGTCTTGATCTTGATTCCTTTTTCAAGATCGGCGGAGGGCGCGTTGACCAACGAGCAGAAGGCGTGGCTTGAGGCCAATCCAACTTACAGACCGATCGGCGTCGCCGGCGGCAACACCCGCTACGTCAAGCGCGGCGCGCTGAGGAAGGACGGCACTTTCGTCCCGGTGACCAGGACCAGCCCGCTGATCGACGAGCGCGACGGCGCCTTCGGCGTCGGCATCCTGGTGCAGTTCGAGCCCGGCCGCCCCAACGACTACCGCCCGGTGGGGACCTGATGGCCGACGACAGCGGCGACGGGCGGTCCAGCCTCGGGACGGTCATCACGGTGGTCCTCGTCATCCTCGTGATGTTCGTCGTCGTGGTGATCTGGGGCCACAGCCGCCTCCGCGAGGTTCCGCCTCCCGCGCCGGTCGCGGTCCAGACCGAGGCGGAAAAGCCGCCGGTCGTTGCATCGAACCCCCCGGTCGTTGTGCCGGAACCCCCTCCCGTTGCGCCAGAGCCGCCTGCCGTCGCGCCGGAACCTCCCGCCGCCCCGGAACCAGCTACTCCCGCCGCCGCTCAGCCAGATAGCGCCGTACCCCGGCCAGATGGCGCCGTAACGCCCCCAGAACCGGAACCCGCCGCCGCGGTTCCCCCGCTCGCTGGCGAGGCCGCAGGCACGCCGGCGCCGCCGAGGCATGCCGGTCCAGGCCGGCACCGGAAAGCCCACCGGCATCGCCGCGGGCGCCGCCACGCCCCCGTTCCCGACGAACGGTACCTCCGCGCCTGCGTCGCGCCCCCGGAGGCCGACCGATGACCTCCCCGGGCCACGGCGGCCGCCGTCAGGGGTCGGGCCGCAAGCCGCTCCCGCCCGAGGTGAAGGAGGCCCGCAAGCTGGCCCGCCAGGCCGGCAACGCCACCGTTCCCGCCGCGCCGAAGCCGCCGGCCGGCGCCTGGGGCGACCCGAAGGCGCTGATGGCGCTGGCGGAGATGATCGCCGCCAAGGGCAGGGCCAAGGTCGCCCGTAGCACGCCGTTCCTCCAGCTGCCGAAGCCGCCGCCTGGCGTCGTGCCGAAGGGTTTCTTCGAGTCGAAGGCCGGGAAGAAGATGGCGATGGACCAGGCCACGGCCTGGGCCGACGGCCAGTGGGCCGCGCTGGGACCGCTGTTCAACTCCGTGGCGTCGCAGGGGCTGCAGTTCCTCGGCTACCCGTTCCTCTCCGAGCTGGCGCAGCGTACCGAGTACCGCGTCATCTCGGAGACGATCGCCGACGATGCCACCCGGAAGTGGATCGACTTCGAGGTCACCGGCGAGAAGGAGCGCGAGGAGAAGGACGATGCCGAGCGCGACCGCGTCTCGGCGGAGCGTCAGGGCGGCGGCACCGCGCCGAAGGTGCCGGGCCAGGACCTCTCGCCGGAGCCTTGGAAGCCGGAGGGGGAAGAGCAGCAGGGCGAGCCGGCGCTGCGCGGCCGCGGCTTTACCGACGAGGACCCGGAGAAGCGTGCCGACAAGGTCAAGGCCGCCGGCAAGATGGAGAAGGTGAAGGCGCTCAAGGACGAGATCGCCCGCCTGGCGCTGCGCGACCATATGTACTGCATCTGCCGCGACGACGGCCTGTTCGGCCGTACCCACCTCGCGCTGAAGTTCGGCAAGAAGGACGGCGACGACAGCGACGAGGAGCTGAAGAAGGACATCGGCGACGGCCGCGACGAGATGAGCCGCGGCAAGGTCGGCAAGGACAACCCGCTGCGCGCGGTGAAGCCGATCGAGCCGGTGTGGACCTTCCCGATGGCCTACAACGCGATCAACCCGCTCGCCGACGACTGGTACGCCCCGCAGAACTGGTACGTGATGGGACGCCAGATCCACGTCTCGCGGCTGCTGCCGTTCGTCGGCCATCCGGTGCCGGACCTGCTGAAGCCGGCGTACAGCTTCGGCGGGCTGTCGCTGTCGCAGCTGGTGCTGCCCTACGTCGACATCTGGCTGCGGACGCGCGACAGCGTCGGCGAGCTGATCCACGCCTTCTCGGTGATGTGCCTCGCCACCGACGTGCAGACCATCCTGGCGCCCGGCGCCAGCGGCGGGCCCGGCGCGCTGTTGGCGCGCGCCGACGCCTTCAACGCCTTCCGCGACAACATGGGGCTGTTTATTTTCAACAAAAATACCGAAGACTTTAAGAACGTGAGTGCCCCGCTCGGCGGACTGCACGAACTCGAGGCGCAGTCCCAGGAGCATGTCGCGTCGGCCGCACGCATCCCGCTCATCAAGTTTACGGGGCTACAGCCTGCGGGGCTCAACGCCTCGGCCGAGAGCGAGGTACGCGCCTATTACGACACGATCGCCGGCTACCAGAACCGCTTCGAGCGGCCGAACCTGACGAAGGTGATCAACTTCATCCAGCTCTCGCTGTGGGGTGAAGTTGATCCCGAGATCACGTTCGAGTTCGAGCCGCTGTGGGAGATGAGCGAGAAGGAGAAGGCCGACCTCCAGAAGGCGCAGGGCGAGCGCGACCAGATCTACGTCGATATGGGGGCGCTGGCGCCGGAGGAGGTCCGCAAGAACGTCATCGACGACCCCGCGATGCCGTACAGCGACCTCGACCCCGACGACGTGCCGGAACTCAAGCAGGAGGAGATGCAGGGCTTGGTGCCGGAGGGCGCCGGCAAGGGCCTCGAGGCGGTCATCGGCGAGCCCGGCCAGCAGCAGCACGGTGGACAGGCGCCGCAGCCGGCTGCCGGTGCTGGCGGCGGGGGCGGAGAGGCGCACGACCCCGCGTTCCAGGAGGATGAAGCGCTCGACGAGCCGGCGCCGCCGCGCGGCCTGCCCTGGGCGGACCGCTACGAGTGGATGCGCGGCTTCGACATCCCGGCCACCGACGCCTCGGGCAACCAGATCGCGCCGACGGCGCGCGGCGAGGCCGCGAGGAAAGGGCTTCGGATCGGCAGCCGCGTCCGCTACGCCTCCGGCACCGGGCGCGCCGTCGGCTTCGTCAACGACGCCGACAACGAGCGGGTGGCCATCCTCGACGCCGAGAACGACCGCTTCCTCTGCGCGCCGATCGGCACGGTCTCCACGCGCCCCGTCACGGCGCACGACGAGGGGGAGGCGCGGCGGCGGAACGCCACGGTGCTCCCTTTCAGCGGGGACGTCGCCGACCTTGACCCGCTGTTCGCGGGCCTGGCCGCCGACGCCTGGGAGGAGAGCGAGCATCCGAGGGGCCAGCCCGGCAACGCCGGCGAGTTCGCCTCGACCGGCGGAGGATCGTCGGCGCCGAAGGCCAAGGGCTACGGCTGGCACGGCGGTCCGGCGCAGCACTTCCAGATGCCGCAGCTCGGCCTGCACTTGCCGCCCGGGGGCGGCGAGGCGTACCATCGCGCTCCCCCACCGCCGCTCGACCCCTCGAAGCTGAAGAAGGTCGGCCCGCAGATGGGTTCCAACCCCGGCGGCGTGTTCGAGGACGAGAAGGGGCGGAAGTTCTACGTCAAGCAGGGCCGCTCCAAGGACCACGTCCGCAACGAGATGACCGCAGCCGACCTCTACGAACTCGCCGGGGCGCCGACGCTGCGCTACCGCGACGTCGCCGGCGGGGAGCACGTCGCCTCCGAGATGGAGAAGCTCGACAAGACGAACGCCTCGGAGATGTCCGACGACGAGGTACGCCGCGCGAAGCGCGACTTCCTCGCCCACGCCTGGACGTCGAACTACGACGCGGTCGGCACCGGGGGCGACAACCTGGTCGCAGCGGGCCACGACGTCTTCTCCGTCGACCTCGGCGGCGCGCTGGAGTACCGGGCGCGGGGAGCCCCGAAGGGCGAGACGTTCGGCGACAAGGTCACCGAGATCGACACCATGCGCGACCCGAAGATCGCGCCGGACGCCTCCGAGATCTTCGGCGACATCACCCCGGCCGAGTTCCGCGAGTCGGCGGCCAAGGTCACCTCAATCCCCGACGACGAGATCCGCGAGGTGATCAAGGCGCGTGGTGGTTCCGACGCGCTCGCCGACAAGATGATCGCGCGCAAAAATGACATCGCGAAGCGGGCCAAGACGTTCGGCGCCGAGGGCGACCCCAAGAAGAAGACCTCGACCGTGATCTTCCCCGCCGGCGACGCGCTGCCGGTCAAGGAGCTGAACGGGATCGCGTTCAAGGAGTGGAAGCCGCCGGCGGACGGCGACTGGAACGAGGTCGATGGCCAGACCGACATCGAAGACGAGGCGCCGCTGCCGGACAGCGCCAAGGGCAAGCAGCTGGCCTCCGGGCTGATCATCCGCGAGAAGGACGGCCGGGTATGGCTGGTGCAGCCGAAGAACGCCTTCGGCGGGTACTCCAGCACTTTCCCGAAGGGCCGCGTCGAGCCGAGCCTGTCGCTGCAGGCCAACGCCATCAAGGAGGCGTTCGAGGAAACCGGGCTGAAGGGCAGGATCACCGGGCTCGCCGGCGACCGGGAAGGCGACGCTACGCTGACCCGCTACTACCTCGCGGACCGCGAGGCCGGCGACCCGTCGAAGCCGGGCCCGGAGAGCGAGGGCGTCGTACTGGCGCCGCCGCAGAAGCTGAAAGGCTTCCTCAACCGCGAGCGCGACCTGAAGCTGGCGAAGGAGATCGTCGGCGACGAGGCGCCGGGACCGCGTACTCTCTACGTCAACCGCCCGCTGCTCAACGCCGGCGACCTCATCAAGTGGGTGCATGCGAACGGCATCAAGAAGACGCTGCCGCCCGAGGACATCCACGTCACCGTCGCCTTCAGCAAGGAGCCGGTCGAGTGGGCCGACATCGGGACCGGCGAGGCCAAGGTCGTCGTGCCGGGCAATGGCGGGAGATTGGTCGAGCTGCTCGGCGACAAAGGGGCGGTCGTCCTGCGATTCGAATCGGCGCGCCTGACGCGGCGATGGGAGGACATCCGCGAAGTCGGCGCATCATGGGATTGGCCCGGTTACAAGCCGCACGTTACGATCACCTACGATCCCGGCGACGTTGATCTGTCGAAGGTCGAGCCCTATGCTGGCCCGCTGGAGTTCGGACCGGAGCGCTTCGCGGAGGTCGACCCCGACGCCGCCGACAAGGCGAAGGCTGCGCTCATCGGCGACGCCGGCTGGGAGGAATCCAAACATCCCCGCGGCCAGCCGGAGAACAAGGGGCAGTTCGGTTCCGGCGGCGGCGGGCAGCAGGCGCCGAAGCGGACGTCGGCGGGGAGGCCGGGCGGCCCGGCGCGGCCGGCGGCGCGCGGCAGCGCGATGGTACAGCGGCGCGCCCCGGCGCCGGAGGTCAAACGCCCCGACGCGACGAAGGTGATGGAGAAGGCGACCGCCGAGGCGCTGGAGAAGGCGACGTCGGAGGAGCGCAAGGAGCACGCCGGCCACGTCGACAAGGTACGCTCGTTCTTCTCGTCCGACGGCGGCCGCGCGGCGAGCGCGAAGGCGGTCAAGGACTTCGCGGCCAAGCACGCCGCCGGGATGGCGAAGTTCCACGTCACCGACGCCATTCTGCTGCCGGCCGTGCACCAGATCGTCGAGCATGCCGTCACCGCGATCGGGCTCGGCGGGATGACCGGGGTTACGCTCGGCGCTACTGCGGTCGCGGCCTACGCCGTCAACCACCTGATGGACCAGTTCCACTTCTCGCTCGGCGGCGCCAAGGAGGTGCTCGGCGGGGTGCTGCGCAACGCCGTCGACGTCCTCGGCGGGGTGAAGGAGGTCGCCGCGCGCATCTCCGAGCTGGAGAAGGCCGGTCAGGTCGGCGACGAGGAACGCGACGACTCGGTGCTCGACGCGCTGATCCTCTTGCTGCTCGCGGTCGAGGAGACCGGCGAGGAGCAGGCCCACGACGCCGCGCTAGCGCTCGACGAGCTGTGGGAGGAATCGAAGCACCCCCGCGACAAGAGCGGCGAGTTCACGACGAAGGGCGGCGAGTTCGCGTCGGCGCCGGGCGGCGCTTCAAAAAAAAAGACTGACGAGGAAGAACCGCTCCTCACGGTCGGTCAGCCGGCGAAAAGTTGGGCGAAGCCGGGAACGATCCCGCATGCCGACTCGGGGCCGAGGATGCCGGATACCGTCTACCGCGGGGCCGGTCCCGAGAATGAGGAGCAGTCCGGGATGGCCGAGGGCAAGGGCGTCTATGTTTCCGCCTTCCCTGAGATCGCGGCGCAGTGGGGCCAGCCGAAGAAGTACAAGGTCAAGAAGCAGCCGAACCTCGTCGACCTCGGCGACTTCGACAGCGACGCGGCGAAGCGGCTCGTCGGCGCCTGGCTCGGCAAGTCGCCGAAGAGCGTCACCAAGGAGGAGTTCGACGAGGAAGCCCCGCAGCTGTTCATCCAGAACAACGCGGTCGAGATCGCCGACCGCATGGGCTTCAACGGCTACCGCCTCGGCGGCGACATCTTCCTGATCGGCAAGCTGTCCGACTACGCCGAGAAGGGCGAGCCGATGAAGACGAAGCCCGACATCCGCAAGAACATGGTGCGCGAGTTCGGGGAATCGACGCAGCCCGTCAAGTCGCTCGACGAGCTGTACGATCGGGCGCGGGCCGAGGAGCCGGCGTTCCGCGCGATGGTCGAGCACATCGCGGAGGCTACGGGATCGAAGCCGAAGTTCGGCCCCGAGGTCGGCGGCTCGATCCTGAAGACGCGCGAATCGTCGGAGCGGAAGCTCAAGGACGAGCTCGGCGGCGACTTCACCAAGCTCCGCGACGTGCTGCGCGGCACCGTAGTCGGGGACTCGGTGGAGAAGACGCGCGACGCCGCGGCCGCCTTCATCGCCAAGCAGGGCGACAACGTACTGCGCGTCAAGGACCGCCATGTCGGCTCATCGCCGAGCGGCTATCGCGACATCCTGGTAAACTTCCGCACCCCCGGCGGGCTGGTCGCTGAGCTGCAGTTCAACAGCAAGGCGATGACGCAGGCCAAGGAGGAGCAGGGCCACAAGCTCTACGACTCGATCCGCACCGGCAGCCTGGCCGGCAAGTCGTTCGACGAGCTCCAGGAGATGGCGCGGACGATCTACGAGAAGGCTTACCAAACCGACGGCGACGGCAACTGGGGCATGGAGGGCAAGTGACGGAGACAGGGATGCCACCCTCCCCCAGGGTTTTGATCCACGAGGCGACGACCGAGCTTCAGGCGGCCCGGCAGAACCTCGCCGAGGTCATCGAGAGGCTGCAAGGCGCCGACCGCGAGCTGCAGAACGCGATCCTGGCCCTCGGCGCCGGCCTGACGCGGGTCCGGCAATGCGAGGCGCGCCTGCGCTCCGCCGAGGAGGCGACATGAGCGCGAACGTCGAGCGAGTCTTCAAGATGACGCCGCCGGACGGCGAGCCGTTCATGGCGGCGGTAGTGCGGCAGGACGACGGCTTGCGCGTCGTATCGAACCGCGGCGGCAAGTGGAGCTCGGAGGCCTCGATCGGCGTCGCCGACCTCGTCATGCCCGAGCAGCGGCTCTCCGAGTGGGACGTCGAGGAGATGAAGCGCCCCGATCATCCCGTACCAACGTAAGCTGGCCGCGGCTCCAGTCGCCTTGCCAAGCCTTCATCGCTTTGCGCAGTTCCGGGGTATCGCGGACGTACAGCATTCGCGGTTCTGGAATCATCTCGCGCATCGCGGCGACGAGTAGTTGCGCCCCCTCCCAGACCTGCCACGCCTCGTCGCGCTGCTGCGCGTCCCAGACCCAACTGAGCGCGGCGAGAACGGCGCGTTCGGCGTTGGCCTTCATGTTTCCGGGGTACCACTGGCCGTCGATGAAGACGCTGACGTCGCGCGCGTACCGCAATTTCGCTTGGCAAGCCCGCAGGTACGCCCGCGCCTGTTCGAGTTCGGTCATCGGCATTTGTTTATGATCTCCCGCGTCTGCTCCGCGACGGCCTCGTCGCCCAGCCGGCAGGCGCTCCAGCCGCACGTTATCGCCAGTTCCTGAAGTCCGCGCCCGATCGCGTCGTCGCGGAGCCGGATCATCGTGCGGTACGTCGGCCGGCGCTCGGCGATCAGCTTGTGGCCCATGCGTTCGAGCGGGGTCATCGGAACCCCGCGATCTGCACGGCGGTCAGGAGGATGCCGGACCCGACCAGCAAGAACCCGGCAACGCGGACCCGGCCGAAAACGAGCAAGCCTCCGGCGCAGAGAAGCAGGACGAAGCCAAGCAGCACCTCGATCTGTAAGATCATCGGCCGTCCTTCCATTTCGTCCGGTGCCAGGTGCTCGTCGCGACGATCCCGACGATGATGCCGATCGCCAGGGAATCCGCCGGCGTCTCCTCGCCGATGCTCAGGATCAGGTACGCGATGCTGCCGATGCCGATCGCGAACGCGACGCTGCAGGCCTGCCAGGTCCAGTAATAGGTGCGGGTCGTTCTCAGGTCGGGCGGCGGCATCAGAACCCTGCGGCGATGGCCTGGACGCCGGTCACCAAGCCGGCTTCCGGTGTGCTTATCATCGTCGGCGCCCAGCCGTCGCCCTCGATGAACTTGAGCCACGTCTCGGCCGTCGTCCCCTTGTCGATGCCGCGGTTGTGCGCGGCGAGGTACTGCGCCAGCTCGAGCGCGGTGGCGAACACCGGGGAGATCGGCGAGCCCTCGCTCGTCGTCTCCCACATCTGGAAGCCGTCGCCAGCCGGCGGAGGCGTCGGCTGCCAGTCCTCGTAGGCCTGCTTCGCCTCGGCGGAGGGCCAATGTTCGCCCTCGCCGTCGCAGACTACGCAGGTATGGCGGACGCCGACGCGCTTGCACTCCGCCTTGACGCAGACCCATTGGTTGATGGAGTCGTGGCCCATGCCGGACAGGCTCCAGACGTTGACCTCCCGCGCGGTCGGCAGGACGAACGGCACCCTCGGTTGCCAGCGGCCCTCCTCCCGCGACCAACTGTGGGTAAAGTCGACCAGTCTGCCTGCCACGATCAGCGCGTAGACGTCGTCGTCGTTGAGGTGGTGGCACCATTGGCCGTTGAAGAGGCGGCAGAGCCGTAGCGCCTCGTCCTCGACCGCGTTCTTGCTGCGGCCATAATACTCGGGAGCCCGCGTTACGTTGGCCCTCGCGCGCTCGAAGATCACGTCATCGCTCGGCAGGAACCACTTGCTGCCGCGGTCCTCTGGAACGAACGGCGCGTGGCCGTACCAGAGATCGGTGAGCCTCTTCGCCGTCCCGGAGTAGCCGGTGCCGTCGCACGTCGCGCACTTCGTCGCGGTATGAAGGGGATTTTCAAATCCCTCCCACGTCTTGCCGACCGGCCAGTCGAAGTCCAGCGGTACACGTCTGAGTTCTCGTCCCATCAAAGTCCTCCAATGCTTTCTTCATCAGCGTCGGGTCGCCCTTGTCCATCACGGCGAGCAGCAGCCGCTTCTCCTCGCGCCAGACCTTCGCGAATCCTGGATCGCGCGCCTCGATCGTCGCGCCGTTGTCGATGATGTCGGCGAGCTTGATCGTCTGCGCGTGCGGCGGCGCCTTGGCGAGGTGCGCGCGGTCGATCGCCTTGCGCGTCGCCCGGTTGCCGTCGCTGGACCGCGAGGCGTCGGTCAACCACCAGACCAGCTTGGCGACCTCGTTGCCGAATACGGCGCGGACATCGTCGAGCGTGACGCGGGTATCCTCGACCGTATCGTGCAGCCAGGCCGCGGCGACCATCTCCGGCGTATGCGGGACCGTTTCGACGATGGCGGCCACCGCGGCCGGGTGCACGATGTACGGCTCGTTCGTCCACAGACGCAACTGGCCGACCGCCTCGTGAGCGGCGGTGGCAAACTGTCTGGCCCTGGCGGTCAGGTAGGTCATTTTAACCCGCCCGGAAACGAGCTGGCCATGTAAGCTCAGGCTGGCCGCCCCAAAACCATAGTGGCCCATCGTCGAAGGCATAAGTTCCGGGCGTCATCTCAAAGTCGTTTCGGCAGCGACCGTTGATGCAGGATGCGCAGGGGCGGTCCTCTGGCGTCGAGTACCAGCATGATACGTCGCACCACCAAATGTGCCGGCAAAGCGATTGGCCTGGCATGTAATCTCTGCACGCCGAGCACCAGACGCCATCCTCTTCGATGCCGTTGCGCCGAAGCCAATCCAACAGGTCGCCGCCTTCAAGCGCAAACTCTTTCGGAAGTTTTTGGAGACGCCTCGTCCGGTTGCGCTGGCGGATTTTTTTGGTCGCCGCCGACCGCCAGGGCGGGCGGTCATCGCCGCTGACCAAAGTAGTAGGGCGCTCTACGATCTTGACATCGACGGGTCCGCTTAAAAAGTAGATGCCGCCAACCTCTACCTCGGTGCCGCCTCCAAAGCCGGTCTGTTCGAAGAGATAGCCGTACCTTTTGGACCAGTCTACATTGTAGGTCTTGCGAGACAGATAGGCGCCGCAATCCTCAAAGGTCGTAAGGGAAAATAGTTCGAGACGGCCCGACGCCTTCTTCTGAAACTCCGCCAAAATAGTACGCTTGTCGTTCATGGTGGCCCCTCGACCTATCACCGTTTTTTCCCGTACCGCTCCAGGTCCTCGACGGTGACCTTGCCCTCGCCGAGGGCGAAGAGCAGCGCCGCCGTCGGTTCTCTAAAAATGGTGCAATGCTCGTGAGCCATTGTCAAAACTCCTTGAACATCGGCCACTTGTCCCAGTTCTCCTGGAGCGGGCCGAGCGCACTCCAGACCCGCGTGTAGGCGCCGTGCAGCTTGGCGTCGGTCACCGAGCTCTTGAAGTTGGGGTAAGTGACCCGGTCGACCTCACCCTTGAGCGCCTCGGCGATCGCGCTCTTCTTGATCGCGGCCCGGTAGAGGTAGTCGGCCTTCGCGTCGCGCCGCACCTTGACCTTGCCGAATACCTTCTCGATGTCCCCCTTGCGGCGGGCGCGGACCAGCAGCTCGTCGCGCCGGCAGTCCTTGCTGACAATGGAGAAGCAGCAGTCGTTGAGCAGCAGCCAGATGACACGTCCCTCCCTCAGTATTCGCTCGGCAGCATGATCGTATTGCCGGTGCAGTACAATTTGATCTGCGGCAGCGGGAAGTCGGTGAACTCAATGTGCTTGCGGGAGACGACGTTATCGTTCCCGTCGTCGCAGGTCAGCGTTGCTCCGTTCCCGGTTTTGCCGAGCGCCGCGTCGTCGCGGAGGAGCGTCCAGACCTGAAACTCCTCGGCGGCTACTTTCTTGTCGAACTTCTGCGCCAGCGCGATCTCGTCGAGCAACCAATAGGCGCCGCCCTCGTCGGCGACATGCTTCGCCCCGTCGGTAAACATGACTTTCGGGACCAGCCCATGCCGGTACCATTGCTCGCTGCCGGTGAACTGCCGCAGGTCCGCTTCGTCCAACGTCTTTGTCGTCATTTCGAGCTCTCCATTTTTGCTTTCTCGGCTTCGACCATCATCCGGGCCGTGTTGATCGCGACCTTGATCGTGATGACCTTGTCGCGCGGCCCGGCCAGGGCGATCTTGTTCTCGGCCAACTCCAGGAAGGTCGGCAACTTCTGTTTCATTTCCTCGTCTCTACTTGCCGGATGATTGACAGATCAATCAGGCGCATCTCGTCGGCCGCCTTGATGTCCCCGCGCTTTACCTTGCGCTGGAAGGATGACTCGACGGCGTTGATGACGTGAGCCCAGTCGCGAACCGGGAGCGTGACGGCGGCGAGCGGCTGGATTTTGATCTCGTTGGCGCTCATCGGAGCGCGTCCATCGCGGCGTAGGCATCGGTCGCGCTGGCGTAGCCGTCGGCGTCGGCGAGGTACTCGGTGGACATGCCCATGTTGCCGTCGCGGTCCTCGTAGTCGTAGTTCTGCCCGACGAACCAGCGACCGCCGTCATTGAAGACGAAGGGGTCGCTCGACCCGACGAGTTGCGTTCCTGTCGGCGGTTTGTAGGTCATGCGGCTTTCTCCAACGCGGCGACGGCCTCGTCGAGGGTCATCTCGTTGAGCGTTTTCTCGATGCCGTACTTCGCCTTCAGTCGCGGGATCAGTTGGTCCAAGGGCGCGGCGCCGATCTTCACCGACCATTGCTTGCCGTCCTTTAACCACATTACTTTCTTGGCGAGGTCGCGCTTGACCGTTTTCGCTAGGTCGAGCCGGTAGAGTTCCTTCTGGCAGAGGCTTTCCAAGTCTTGCTCCATCGTAAAGGTTCTGCCGTCGCCGTCGCCGACGTCGACCGTCTCGGGCGGAAACTCCGCTTTGATCCGCGCCTCCATCGCTTCGAGGAGCGGGCGGAAGTCGGAGTTGGTCATCCCCTTCGGGGGATATTGGCAATCGCAGCCGCCTTGGCCGTGATTGGACACGTCGCAGAAGTGTCGGCCGTCGATCCAGACCTGCGCGGAGTACGCGGGGGTCTCCTCGGACAGCGCCTTCGACCAAGATACCTTTCGGAGTTCCAGTTTCATCGGGCTTTCCCCTTCCCCATGGTTGACAGGGAGACAACCAATATATAAGTGTCACCTAGACATGGTGTCAATGGTAGGGGTAGAAAAATCCCATGAACAAAACAGCCAAGAAAATCAGCCATTTGGCCGCCGAGGGCTTCAGCGCCCGCGAGATTGCCTTCCGGGTCAAGGTCAGCCGGCAGCGGGTCTACCAGCTGGCCAAGGAGAACGGCATCTCCCTCCCGCATCCCGTTCTCGGCTCCCCGGCGTCGCAGCGCCGCCCCGCCCCGGCCAAAGGGACGCCGAAGGCTAGGGTTGCCCTGACTGGTGGGGTAAGCGTACCGCTCAGCTACAGCGTGGTCGGGATGGTCTCCGAGTTCCTGGTCGCCGCAGACCTGATGGCGAGGGACTTCCGCGTTTACCTGCCGGTCAAGGCGAACCGCGGCCACGACATCATCGCGGAGGCCTGGGACGGGACGCTGCTCACGTTCGAGGTCAGATCGGCCCGCCGCACGCTGGAGGGCGGGATCAGCTTTACCCGCAAGAGCGAGGACCGCGCCGATTACTACGCGCTGGTCGTCACCGGCGAGCCGGTCGCCTACAAGCCGGACCTTTCGCTGAACGCGCCGCCGAACAAGTTCCGGGCGAAGGCTGGGGCGGCATAGGTTGTCTGCTGTAAGCCTTGACACTCTGTCAACGGATACCCATATAAGGAGTCAAGGGGAAGGCTCCTGGACGGGGGCCTAAATCAGGGGAATCCGATGGAAATCGCCAAGCGGAACCGGGCCTTGAAAAAGGTGCTGGAACAGGCCTTCGGGCGCGGCAAGGTCCGCGTCAGGGGCTCGCGGGGGACGGCCTACGGCTGGGTCAGCGTCAAGATCGCGCACTCGCCCCGGAACCTGCGGGAAAGTCAGGAACTGCGGTCCAAGGTGACGCAGCTGATCGCCGCCGCCGGGATCGAGATCGGGACGTACGGCTACGACGACCCGGGCTCCGACTACGGCTTCGGCAAGACGATCAACGTCAGCTTCGAGGACTGCCGCGAGAAGAACGACTCGCACGGCGACGAGGCTTGGCGGCATCATCTGTCCGCCGAGGATTGGGACAAACTCTACGGCTACGACATCAAGCCGACGCCGATCAAGCAGGAGGAAATGGCGCGATGACGCGAATCACGGAAGACGTCTTCGTTTCGCTGGACGAGGTTTTGAAGTCCGCCGACGAGTCGCGGGCGAAGCGAACCGCCAAGGGCGAACCCATCGACCTCTGGGAAATGAGTGCGCCGAAGGAAAAGTACGACGAATATCAGAAGATGCGCTCCGCGATTTTCGCCAAGATCAAGCCGAAGGGTCACTGGAAAAATCCGATCGACTGCTGGATCAACGAGGACGACTTCGACGCCTGCTCCGACGCCTGCGTCTTCTTCACCGGATCGCTGCTCGAAGTCTACGCCAAGCGGGGCAACAAGGTGCGGGTCAAGGCGGCGGGCTACTACGCCGCGATAGGAGCGTGAGATGAAAGCCAAACTGTTCGAGCCGTCGCAGTTCGCCGCGAACGACCAATACACCGCGGAGGAGAAAGCGCACTTCGCCAACCATTTCGTTCGCTTCGTCGAGTCGGGCTTCAAGCCGACCGTTTTCCCGGCTTGGTTCTACCGGCGGCTGTCCTGCTCTTTCGGGCACATCGCGCACTTCAACCGGAACGGCTTCTACGAGACTTGGTTCTCGACGACGCGGCGGCGGCGCGACTTCCTGCAGCGCTGCCTCTCGCACCCGTTCTATCCGGCCGCCCCGTTCTCCGACGCGGAGGACGCCTGCCGCCAATGGGTACGCAAGAGCGGGCTGGTGATGAAACTCAGCGTCCAGGTCGCGCTCGACGTCGAGCAGGCGGAGCGCGCCGAGCTGGCGCGGCTCAAGGCGAAGTATGAAACGCGACGGGAGGCCGCATGAGCTACATGAGAACTCCGTTCGATGAGGGCGCGACGGCGGGCTACGTCGGCATCGACCGCGCGGAGAACCCGTACCGCAAGGGCGCCGCCCCGCTGGCGCCGGAGGTCGCTATGCTGGCCTTGGACTGGGACCGCAGCCACGCCAAAGGACAAGCCGACGCGAGGGCCGGCCTGCTGGACAAACGGAGGGAGAGCTGCCGGTGAGCGAGAAAGAAGAGTTCTACGCGAATGTCGTCGCTGATATTGACTCTACCGGGCGCAGTTGCATCGGCGTTTTTCCCGACGTCGATTCGAAGGACCCGACCAACGAGGCTTTCACCTATACGATCGGCAACTCGCTGGTCGGCCTGCCGGAGCTGCTCGTAATCGGCCTCTACGACGAGGTCGGCATGTCGATCCTGAACGCCGTCTCGGAAAAATTGAAGGACGCCGCCGACCCGTTCGCCGAGGGGCCGCTGCAGATCGGCGGCAAGTTACCGCCCTACCTCGTCGAGGCGGCGGAGAGCGTGAAGGACGACTTCACGATCCAGGCGACGGAGGTTCTCGGCAACTCGAGCTACCGCGTGATGCAGGTCGTGTTCTGCGACCGCGAGGGCCGCTTCCCCTGGGACGCCGGCTGCGCGGAGCCCTACGCCAACGTCAAGGTCCACAGAAAATTGCAGTCGTAAAAGTTGACTTCGCCGCTGGCCGACTTTATTTCGGGCGCATGGCCAACGACAGTCAAAAGATCGCCGCGCAATGGCGCGCCGCATGGAAGCTGCTCCCCGAGGAGTGGCGCCGCGCGATCGCGGAGTTCTGTCTGCAGGACCGCGACGTCGCCGTCGCGGCGATGAAGCTGCCGACGGTCCACGTTCACCGGCCGTCGTAGGGCCGGTCGTAGGCGCTGGCGGCCTTCGGGTCGAGTACCCGCTGCGGCTTCGTTTTTGCCTTGAGCGTCAGCCGGCCGATCTCGGCGTCGCGTACCGATACGGCGGCGTTCAGCCCCCTGATGGCCTCCTCGAGCCCGAGCGCGTAGGTTTTGAGCTTCGCGTTGTCGGCGAGCAGGTCGTCGTATGTCGGCGGCTTGGCGGATTCGGCCATCGGCCAATCATACGGCCCTTCGGCCGGGGTGGCCATCGCCCTTGTTTTTTGGCACAAATCTTCCCGAAGGAGGCGGAGATGCACAAGCCGGTGACGGCCCATGAGTTGGAGGTCTACTGGGCCGAACTCGCCGCCGTTGACAGGCGTCGCGCGCGAGATCCTGTCTACAAGGCGCAGACCGCGACGCTCCAGTGGCTGCGCCGTTTCGGCCACGCCGTCGACTTCTCGAACGACCCGATCTTTACGCCGGAGCTGCCCGGCAAGCCGTCGGCGTTCGTCCCGAACGAGCTGGCGCTCTACGACGGCAAGCCGTGCCCGTACTGCAGCCACGAGATGAGGTTCGGCACCTCGAAGCCGCCGTCGCGCGATCACGTCAGACCCCGCAGCAAGGGCGGGACGTTCGCGAAGGGCAACAAGCTGATCGTCTGCCGGCCTTGCAACAACGACAAGGACAACAAGACCTTGAAGGAGTTCGCCGAGTGGCTGGCGGCGAACAACGATCCCCGCGCCGGGCTGGTTTACGACCTAGTCAGGCGCGGCGGCTGAATTGGAAAAACGAAGGGCCGCACCGTCGCCGGCGCGGCCCCCGCTTGTGACGCGATCTCCGAGTATCGTCGAAGACCAGCCGCTTTCTTTCTCTTCTTCGCCTTGCTGCCCTCCTAGCTTGAGGTGGATGGCGAACGCCGACGATGTTGTCGGCGGCGGCGATCATAGGGGATTTTCGGGGAATAAAAACCCCCCTTTTTAATCCAATAAATATCCCCCTGCCGCAGCCATCGTTCGAGGAGTATCCTGCCGCGAATCGGGCCTGCGCCCGGTTCCCATCAGCGAAGGAAAGGATTCGAGCGATGTGCGACTTCAGCCTCCAGATGGTCAAATCACGTCCCGCCGAGACAGGCGACAAGCTGGTCGTCACCGACTTCGGCCACGGAACGCGCGGCTTCGCGGCCGCGGCCGGCCCCGCCGACGTCGCGGTTTGCGTCCGCCCCGGCACGGAGATCGCCTTCGACCAGGAGATCGGGCGCAATACTTTCCTCTGGTTCAAGATGGTCATCCCGCACCGCGTCGCCATCTTCCGGCAGATCAACAAGGACAAGATGGCAGTCCACCACGACGCGCTGGAGTTCCCCGACGGCAATACGGTGCTGCTGACGTCGCTGACCTCCGGCCATACGGCTACCGTTCTTCAGTTGCCGGCGGCGCCGAGGACCGCAGACGAGGCGAAGCAACAGGAGCGGGTTCCCGTCGTCGCCTGACGCATGGGCACCAAAGTCTTCTGGATCGAACCAACCGACAGGGAGCGGCGCTGGTTGCGCCGCTACCGTTCGAGCGCGGAGCACAAGTGCCCGGCGAACGGGAGCTACTGCAACGCGATGTTCGAGCTCGGCGAGGCCGACGTCCGCTATACCGCCGAGGGCTACATCGACTCCTGCGACGACCTGAAGCCGGCGGACGACGACGCTCGCTGGCCGACGAACTGCGAGGTCTGCGGCCAGCCCTTCGACGCCGCCGACCCGCACCAGCTGTTCGGCCGGCAGATCTACGTCCGGCCGGATACCGGAGAGCGCTTCACGTTGGAAGACGCGCCGCCGGGAGCGTGTTGGGACGCCTGGTGGTTTCACCGCGGGAAGAAAGGCGATCCAGAATCGCCGCGCGGCTCCGGCTATCACGTCGGGCCTGACGGGCGGACGTTGATCGTGAAATGCCCTGATGGTCACGAGTGGATGATCGATGGCCGCGCCAGCAACTGCACGATGAAGGACGACATGGCGCACTTCTGCTGGGTCCGCCATGGCAGGCCCGAGGACGGCAACCTGCACGTCGACAAAAACGGGCCAAGTTGCTCCGCCGGCGGCGGCTCGATCGACACCGGGAAGTGGCACGGCCATCTCCACAACGGCGAGCTGGTGCCCTGAATGGGGCAGGTCAGCGCCAAGCTGCGTCGCGCGGAGCAGGGCTATGCCCACTGGTGCCCCGGCTGCGGTGAGATGCACGTCGTTCCGGATTCCTGGCAGTTCGACGGCAACCTCGACGCCCCGACCTTCAGCCCGAGCGTCAAGATCACCGGCAAGAAGGCCATCGTCGACGAAAGGGGCGAGTGGACCGGCGAGTGGGTTCGCGACGCCCAGGGCAACGCCGTCGAAGACTGCTGCCACTACGTCCTGACGGCCGGCGTCATCAACTTCTGCGGCGACAGCCTGCACGCGCTCGCGGGGCAGAGCGTCCCGCTGCCGGACCTGCCGGAGCACTTGCGGGATTGAGTTTCACCAGAACGGGTGCGGGGGCGGCCAGACCAGCGAGGTGAGCCAGGTCAGCAAGCAGGCGGCCGCCGCCACGGCGACCACGAGCCAGAGCAGGCGCGCCTTGCTAGGCGTGAACAACGGGGCCGAACACTTGCCAGCCCAGCAGCCCGAACAAAACGAACTCGATGACGCCGCCGCCAGCTAGGTGAGACATTTCAGGACCGCCTACATGCCCGAAATTGACGCCGGCCCAAATCAAAACGCAGATCACCCAGATGACCCAAAAAAGCAAACCGCGTGACATTGGCGTTTCCTCCTCTGGAGGGTCGGCGCGGAAAGGGGCGCCGATCAGTATCAACCAGACGATAGCACAGAAGGTTCCTATGGCGTAAGGTGGCGGACGCGCCGATCCCCGGCGCCTGGAGAGAAACGCCGATGAGCACGCCCCCGAAAATCCACGCGACGACGACGACCGTTGCCGCCGTCAAGTCCGCGACGGTCGCAAGCATTGAGAGCAAACCGAACGCGGTCAAGTACACGACGTTCGGCGACTCGGAGGTGAAGGCGGCGATCGCGTTGTGCCGCAAGATGGTGGAGGAGGGCTACGATCTCGAAACCAAGCTCGACATCCCCGTGCTCAACCCGCTCCATCCCATCGTGACCATCGGCCATTTCGTCTGACCTTGTCGGGGCCGCCGATTTGAACTACAAAATCGTCTCTTTGTCGGCAGAAGCAGCAGCAGAAGCAGGAGAAGCAGCAGATGTTCACGATCAAATGTTTTACGGACGGCGGTCGGTGCGTAATCCGCGAGGCCGAGAGCTTTACGATCCTCCGGGACAACAAGAGCGGAGAGGCGGAGATAACGATCCACCATCCCGCGGGCGATTCGCGCGTCGACGTCAAGGACGTGCACTCCGACCGGCCGCTGGACGTTCACCTGCCCCCGATCTTCCAGTGGGCCTACATCGAGAACGCCGCCGGCAAGACGGTCGAGCGGATTCACCTGCGGCCGGCCGAGGCGTCGCGCGACAAGGCCGCGTAAAAGCCGATGGCGAGCCTGGACCTGAAGAAAACTCAGGACGCACTCGACAAGGCGTTCGACGAGGCCGTCGCCAACCTGTTCCGGAACCTCATCGGCAACCTCGTCGAGGCCGGCGCCAAGTCGCCGGTGCCGGGCTCCATGAGCACCAACGAATCGGTGGCCGCCTTCGCGCGCGGGATGAAGATCGCGTGGGACGCCTATGAGCGGGCCGGCGCGGTCGCCGCGCAGCTCGCCAAGCCGACGGCCTGACCGTGGCATAAGGCGCCGAAGCCGCGTAGGATGCCTCTCCAATCCTAGGAGCAGCCCCATGAGCATCGTCGGCAAGTTCTTTTTCCATTGCGGCAAGGAATACACGCAGACCGGCGAGGTAATCGAGCAAATCTCGACCGACGTCATGCTGGTCAAGTTTGATCATTGCGAGCATGTCCCGCCGACGATGACGTTAATCCCCCTCTCGGCGATGATCTCGAAAATCAAACCGGACGGCTCGATCGACAGCAACTGGGAGCTTTTCGCGACCCGCGAACAGCTCGATGCTTGGCTGGCATGGCTCGACTCGCCTTCGCCTCACGGCGACGAGAATCACCGCGATGATGTCGGCGAAGAAGCGCCGAAGCTGAACTGACCATGCGGCGGCGCAAGGGCGAGCGCGTGCTGCGGGCGGTTTTCCCTAACGCCGGCATCGCGGCGATCTACCGCAAGAAGCTGCGGGCGCTGATCAAGGACATGCAGGCCTCCTATGACCGATTCCTCAAGGCGCAGTATCGCCGGACTCCTCCGATCATGGCGCAGGACGAATCGCCGGCGAAGGAGCTGGAGCGCGAGCTGCGACGCCTCGGCGTCCAGTGGCGGAAGAACTTCGATGCTGCCGCCCCGGCGCTGGCGGCATGGTTCGCGAAAGCGGCGTGGAAGCGCTCCGACGCCGCGCTGCGCAAGATCCTGAAGGACGCTGGCGTCACGGTCGACTTCCAGATGACCAGGGCGATGCGCGACATCCTCGACGCGACCGTCGCCGGCAACGTGGCCATGATCAAGAGCATCCCGGAGCAGTACCACGCGCAGGTCCAGGACCTCGTCATGCGCTCGGTCCAGACCGGGCGGGACCTCGGCGCGCTGTCGAAGGAGCTGCAGGCGCGGTACGGCGTCACGGAGCGGCGGGCCGCGCTGATCGCGTTCACGCAAAACCAGATGGCGACGTCGGCGATGCAGCGGGCGCGGCAGACCGAGCTCGGGATCGACGAGGCGCTGTGGCTGCACTCGCACGCTGGGAAAGAGCCGCGGCCGACCCACTTGGCGAACGACGGGAAGCGGTACAACATCGCCGAAGGCTGGTTCGATCCGGATCCCAAGGTAAGGGCGAGGATATGGCCGGGGCAGCTCATCAACTGCCGGTGCGTCTCGAAGCCGATCGTGAAGGGGTTCAGCTGATGGATACCGCACCCCTGCTGGGATGGTTCGCCGTACTGCTCGCGCTGACGGTCTTCGTCACCGCCGGCATCGTCGCGACGGTCTTCCCGGCGGGATGGTGACGGGAATCGGGGGCCGTGCTAAAACGGGGGCGATGGCTGAGATTTCCGGCGACCTCGTTCCGGTGAAGGGCGGCGTCTCGATCAGGGCGCTGCCGGCGTGGTCGTTCTGGGCGCGCCCCGACGTCATCGGGTCGAGCCAGGACGAGATCGACGCGATGCACCGCAACAAGGTCTGCTCCGGCCGGATCGCGGAGATCGAGGCTGCCCGCGATGCGGCGCGCAATACGCTCTTGAATATGATTACACAGGGGCTACCATCGTAAAGACAGGGAAAAGTACGACCGATGATCCTGACCTATAAATATCGTTTGCTTCCGTCGAAGGATCAGCGTGCAGTTCTTGCGTCAATCCTCGAATCGCAGCGCCAGCTTTACAATGCGGCGCTTGAGGAACGGATTGATTGTTACCGCAAGACCGGCCGGGGGCGAACTTATATTGATCAGACTAAGTCGCTAACGCTTTGTCGCCGGGACCTTCCGGAGATGGCGACTTTTCCGGTTGAACTCCAGCGCTGGACGCTCAGACGATTGGATGATGCCTATTCGGCGTTTTTTCGCCGCCTCAAGGCGCGGAATGGCAAGTCGGGCTTCCCGCGTTTCCGCAGTATAGGATGGTGGGACAGCTTCGGCTTCGCACAGTTCTCTGGCATCCGTTTCGACGGCCGGCGGTTGCGTTTCAAAGGTATGCCGAGCGGTCTCAAGGTTCATTTACATCGCCCGCTGCCAGATGACGCGAACATTCGATCCTGCTCCTTTACGCGCGACCACAAGGGCTGGC